ATACAGATGTTGATACACTCGCTGCAGCCGCCTGTGCAGGTGGCGCCTGTGAAATCGATTTCTAAAGTCGTTTCACCCTGTATAAAAATTTGTACTTTACAAGATAATTTTTGTATAGGATGCGGACGTTCAACTCAAGAGATAGCAGAGTGGTCAACAGCCACAGCTCGAAGAAAGAAGCAGATACTTGAAAGATTACCAGATAGATTGCGAAGAATGTGATGAAACTTCATATGTGGCAGCGTATAAAGAACCTACTTACTGTCCAATCTGCGGAAGAAGAGCCGAAGCAGAAGAAGTTCAATCCATGGGTTAGAATAAATAGTGAGAACATGTCTGATAAAGAAAAAATGGATAAAGGTTTTAATGGTAAGACTTATAGTATAAATGGAATAGACGTAGACTTTTAATGGCAAAACCTAAATTTAAAAACCCTGTTGTTAACTGGATAGATTATAGACTCGGTCTTTTTTCTTTCTTGCATCACGAACTTACAGAATATCCTACACCAAAAAATTTAAATTACATGTGGAACTTTGGAAGTTTGGCAGGTATTACACTTGTGATAATGATTATCACAGGTATTGTTTTAAGCATGCACTATACAGCTCACGTTGATTATGCTTTTGATAGTGTCGAAAGAATAATGCGTGATGTTAATCATGGTTGGCTTATAAGATACATTCATATGAATGGTGCAAGTTTCTTTTTTATAGTAACGTACATACATATCTTTCGAGGACTATATTACGGATCTTATAAAGCACCACGAGAATTGTTATGGATATTAGGCGTATTAATATTACTTCTTATGATGGCTACAGCTTTTATGGGTTATGTATTACCGTGGGGTCAAATGAGTTTTTGGGGTGCTACAGTTATTACTAATTTGTTTAGTGCTATACCATTAGTAGGTGAGCAATTTGTTACTTGGCTATGGGGTGGCTTTAGTGTTGATCAAGCTCTTTTAAATAGATTCTTTAGTTTACATTTTGTTCTGCCATTCGTAATAGTAGGTGTTGTAATATTACATTTAGTTGCTTTGCATAAGTTTGGTTCTAATAATCCAATAGGCATTGACATCAAGGGTAAGCAAGATACGATTCCGTTTCACCCTTATTATACCATAAAAGACTTATTTGGACTTGCTGTATTTTTAACTTTATTCTCAGCTGCAGTATTCTTTTTTCCTAACTTTATGGGACATCCTGATAATTACATACCAGCTAATCCTATGGTTACTCCTCCACATATTGTACCTGAATGGTATTTCCTACCTTTCTATGCTATATTAAGAGCAGTGCCTGATAAACTTGGTGGTGTATTAGCAATGTTTGGTGCAATAGTAGTTCTATTTGTTTTACCTTGGTTAGACAGACAACCGATAAGAAGTTCTAACTTTAGACCACTATATAAAATGTTTTTCTGGATATTATTTGCAGACTGTATCTTACTTGGTTATCTTGGTGCAATGCCAGCAGAAGGTTGGTACGTTATAGCAAGTAGAATAGCAACAGGATATTATTTCTTTCATTTCTTAATATTATTACCATTACTTCCTAAGTTTGAACCAACAAGACGCTTACCGGTTAGCATAGGTTCTCCAATATTTGAAGCAAGCAGTCCTCTTGTTCTAAAAGGTGCCATGAATAAAAAAGAATAAATAACTACATGTGGTACTATAATAATGAACTTTTTGAGTTAACACCAGAGGAGTATCAAGGTTTTGTATATCAAATCACCGAACTTCATACCAACAAAAAATATATTGGAAAGAAGAATTTCTGGAAACCTAAAATATTACCCATCAATAAAACACGTAAAAGAAGAGTACGAACGCGTGTCGAATCTGACTGGAAAACCTATTTTAGCAGTTCATCACAGATACAAAAACTTGTGGAAGAATCAGGCGAAGAGAAATTTAAAAGGGAAATACTAAAGCTTTGTAAGACAAAAGGTGAGATGTCTTACTATGAAGCAAAACTCCAATTTGAAAACAATGTCTTGTTTAGAGATGATTACTATAACGAGTTTATAGGTTGTAGGGTTCATTCTAAACATTTAACATGTTAATCACTTTTTTGTGTACATTTACCAAAAAGTATGGTAGAATATAAGTATAATAAAAATTTAGGAGTTGAAATGTACAATTATAACAAAATTATTGATCAATTAGAATCAATGACACCTCAACACAAAGTTGAGTTTGTCGAAAGACTTTGTGAAAGAAATGAAAGTCTTGCCTTCACAATCTGTAACTCCATCGAAGTAACAATGATGGACAAGTTTTACTTAAACAATGAAAAGAAAGTACAGGAGGCAATATGTCAAAAAAGTCTAACGTAATAAATTTTAAAAAAGCAGTCGCTAAAAAATTTAATAAAGAAAATGAAATAGTCTTTACCATAGAAGGTGACGAGTATCAGCTCGGTGAAATGGTTCATCAGGCTCATAATGATAATGGTATGGAGTTTGTTTTTAAATTGGAAGAATATGATGATGACGAACCAGATGGAACTATCCACTGAAGTGGATTTATTAAAAAAGCAGTTAGCAGAAGAAACTAAAGAAAAGTACGCTCTTTATAAACGTATCAAAGAGCTTAATGAGGAGATTAGTTTCTTAAAGAATAAAAGTCCAGAATTATCAAGTAATTCTGGACCTAACTATATTCAAAGGTACAGAACATGACCTTTGCAGAGATACAAGAATGGGCACCACTATTCTTTCAACTCCTCTTCTTCGCAGTAGCTGGTGCTATTCTTGTTGGAACGGTTGTCGCGATAGTAGGATTTATGCTTAGATTCTCTATTGCGATAATTATTTCAATTATTTTGATTTTTTTCCTTTACAATCACGATAAAATGTGGTAGAATATAACTATAATAAAAAAAGGATTATATTATGACAATGCACTTAATGCCAGTATATTACAACAATAACAACAGTAAAAAGCGTAAAACCTTTCGTAAAGCCGGTTGGCAAAAAGGTCAAGCCGAGCATGATGCATGGCTTATGAAGCGTGGCGTGCATCCATCACAACTTAAAAATAAAATTAAGAATTCAGGTAATAAGGCTCCTAATTACAAGGAGCATTCACGAGCTCTACCAACAAGTGACTATACAGGTCCTATTGTTGGTAAGTCCAAATCAAATACGTACACAGGTTCTTTTATTACAGGTATCGCAACCATGCACAAGTCAAACATGGTTCCTGTAAATAAGAACACAAAAGGTGCTGATTATGCGACAATGCGTAGAAACTAATTAACATGTTATGTTTATTTTTTAAAAAAAGTGAAAAAAACAGTGTACATTTACTAAAAAGTATGGTAGAATATAAGTATATAATAAAAAAGGGAGTTGATTTTATGTATTATACTATTTTAACAGCAATCGATAACTACGGCGGTAAGTCATTTTTTAACGGCTCAGCAAAAACTGAGTCAAAGTCTGTAGACCGTGCTATCGAGCAGTTTGCTATTCACAAGTTAGATGATGATGATTCAATTCATTCAATCCGCACTTGGAATAATATTAAGGACGTATCATTAAAAGCGGTACGCACATAATGAAAAATCCTATCGCAAAATATTTAATGTGCGCTTATGCATACTACGAGTTGGATAAGCCACTAATTTCAGATACTGAATTTGATTTGTTAGCAAAAGATATACTCAACAACTGGGATAACATTGAGCATATGCACAAATACTTATTAACAAAAGATATGTTAGAAGCAGGTACTTACTTAGGTGAGTACCCTAACATGGTAAAAGGCGCAGTCGGTAATTATATGAGGGAGAATAATTTATGAGTTTGACAGCATTAAAAGGTAAGAAGACAAGAAAGAAAAACGCAAGAGCAAAAGCAAGAACAGGTCTTGCTGGTGTTCCGGTTGATAAAGGTTTTAACGCAGTAAAAGATTACTTTCATTTACAAGTTGATAGAAAAGATTGTATTCAACAAGTTAAAACTTGGATTAAAAATAACTTTCCGTCAAAAGAAACAAACAACGGAAAATATATTTTAGCAAATCCAGATTATCATTTTTCAATGACTCACTATGCAGCTGCTGCATTCTGGTATAATAATGATTTATACAAGAACAACGATCTTGGTGGAGCTTTAGCTAGTGAATTTCTTAATGTATTAATGGATAAAGCAATATTACTTATTGAACCTGGTAAACAGATATATCTTGAAAAACAAGAAAAAATTAATAATGTTATTTCAATATCACCAACTGTAAAGTTGATGAGAAAAGTTAATGGTACAATAATGCAAGAATTACTTGAACTAGAAGATAAGTGGATTGATGGCGAAGATGCCACTATCAATATATATGATAGGTTCAAGTTCCATGGCTTAACAAATGCTGCAGTAAGTCACGTTAAGCCGATGATTGAGGGCTGGCTCTTAGATTATGAAGACGCATACCACAAAAGATGCGATCAAGCCGTTGAAGGTTACTCCCACCTCAAAAGGTCAGTCCTTAATCACAGAATTAAAGTCTGTAAAGAAATGCTTTCTGATTTGGATAGAATTAAATCTGCAAGTAAAGCATCTCGTAATGTTAAAATTAAAGGTTCTGTTGCAATCGATAAACAGGTATCAAAAGTACAATATAAGAAAGAAGATACTAATTTTAAAATTGTGTCTATCAATCCAATACAGATACCAAATAAACAAAGGTTGTATACTTTTAATTGTAAATATAAAGTCGTTACAGAGTATGTTACAGACAGTCCAAGTGGGTTTGTAATATCAGGTTCAACAATTAAGAACTTTAACAAGGTAACAAGTAGAGCAGTAACTTTACGCAAGCCTGATGATTACTTACCAATGTTCTTATCAAAGACACCAAAACAAATTGATGAGGCGTGGAAAGATATAACTACAAAAACATTTGCACCAAACGGTCGTATTAATAAAGATACAATATTATTAAGAGTGTTAGATAAATGAGTAAGATTGAAGAACAATTTCTAACAAGAGCCAAATTCACCAAGCTTATCGAAAGTACGGTTGCAGAAAAGAAAATGCCATATATGGATGCTATTTTGCAATTATGTGATAAGAACGATATTGATATTGAAGATATTAAAAAGTTTATATCACCAATAATTAAAGATAAGCTTGAAGCAGAAGCGATGAATTTAAATTATTTACCGAAAAAAAATTCTCTCGATGATGCTTTATTTGAATAACCCGTATATATATTATAGGTACCTTGTAAGCTAGTGAATGGTTGCCGGGGTACTAATATATACAAACATACTACAGTTAATATTTCAGTTAATAAGGAGACAATACTATGTCATTTGAAACATTAAAACGCAATCGCGGAAGTAACATCAATAAAATCATTCAAGCAGCAGAGGCTACATCAAGTGGTGAACAAAAATCCTACGTCGATGAAAGGATTTGGAAACCTACAGTTGATAAAGCTGGTAACGGTTATGCTGTCATTAGATTCTTACCAGGTAAAGATGGTGAGATTCCTTTTGTCAGATATTGGGATCATGGCTTCAAAGGTCCAACCGGCTTATGGTATATTGAAAACTCTCTAACGTCTATTGGTCAACCTGATCCAGTTGGTGAGTTAAACTCTAGGCTTTGGAATTCAGGTATCGAATCTGATAAAGAAAAAGCAAGAAGCCAAAAAAGAAGGTTACATTATGTAACTAACATTATGGTTGTAAGTGATCCTTCAGCACCTCAGAATGAAGGTAAAGTATTCTTATATAAGTTCGGTAAAAAAATCTTCGATAAGATTTACGATCTTATGAATCCATCATTTGCAGATGAGCAACCTATCGATCCATTTGATTTCTGGGAAGGCGCAAATTTTAAACTTAAGATAAGAAACGTAGAAGGTTATAGAAACTACGATAAGTCTGAGTTTGCTGCGGCTACTGCATTTCAAGATGGTGATGAGGCTAAGTTAGAAAGTGCTTATAATCAATTACACGATCTAACCGAGTTCACTAATCCTAAGAACTATAAGACATATGATGAGCTTAAGGCAAAGTTAATGAGAGTTCTTGGTGAGGAAATGAACGTAGGTGCTTATACAGTAAAAGAAGAAAATAAGATTAATGAGCCAGTTGAATCTGTCGCTCCAGTAACTGCGGAAGAAGTTGATACTTCTGAAGAAGATACAATGTCTTATTTTGCAAAGCTTGCCAAAGAAGACGCTTAAGGCGAAAAACAATCTTGTAAGTCATTATTGAACTTATTAGTAATAACAGGAGCGCTATTATTTACATTAGTGCTCCTTACACTATTATCAATAACAGTATTTTGACTACCGGCCGTAGCGCCTCTTCGTCTGTCTCTTCTAGAAGTATTTAAGTTAGGTGGACTGGTTTGAACAGTATTATTTCTACCAAGTATAGTGTTAACTCTTCCAACTTGAGAAACTAATTGGTCTGTTTTAAGATTAGGATCAAGTAAACCACCACTACCTTCTTTACCAAAAGTTATCTTTCCAAGTTCATTATCAAATCCTGCAAACGATAAAGCACTACCAAATGCTTGCTTTATTCTGTTTCCAAATCCTGTCATTTCGTAAGTACCACCGTTTGCCATAACATGTAATAGTTTTCTTGTTTCAGACAACGTTATAGCTAAACTTGAAAATGATTTTGAAAATTCATCAATGTTAAATCCACCAGCAACTTTATTAAAAGTTACCATAAATTTAGTAAGTGCCGATCCTATAGTTTCTAGTTTTTGTCCAAGATTATCTGGTAGTTCTTGTAATGGTTTCATAGAATCAACCATATCTCTTATCATATTTTTTCTTGTAGTCTTTTGATCTTTTAAATCAGTGCCAAATAAAAAATTCATTACTTTTTTAGCACCATCTACAAGACCATCAACGAGTTGAACACCACCAGTTCCAACCATTGCTGCAAATAAAGCAGGGCCTATACCAGCTATCGCACCTATTTTTTTAAGTAATCCTTCGCCTTCAATTTGATTTAAAGAAGCCAAACCTCCTGCGATATTAGTTACTAAAACTTTAAACGCGCTACCGTCAACACCTAGAACTGCACCAAGTTTTGATATACCTGCTAAGCCAGTAATAAAAGCTCCAATACCTAATCCTATTGCAGCCAAACCTAATGAAGCTGCTTGAGCGCCACCAGGAAAAAGAGATATTAGTGCACCACCAGCCATTGCTGCACCAAGAGCCAAAAACGACTTAGTACTAAAAGCATCTAAACCTCCAGCTATATTTGTTAATAGTACTTTTAAATTTGCTCCACCGTCACCGTCCATCATTTGTATCAACTTATCTGAACCGGCTAGAGCTGTAAAGAAACTTGCGAGACCTACACCAACTGCAGCTAATCCTTTCATTGTTTTACCTGGAAATAAAATACCTGCAGCTAAAACTGTGCCAAGAGCCATAAATGATTTACTACTAAATGAACTTAAACCTTCAGATAAATTTATTAGAAGTTTTTTTATACCTTCACCAGCGTCTGCAGATGCAAATTTATTAATTATGGCTTCTGCTCCAGCTAAACCTAAAAAGAATGCACCTAAACCTACACCTGCTGGACCTAACCCTGCAAGTATTTTACCAGCAGCTGATCCTATACCTTTTGCCAATAAGCCTAGTCCACCTAAAAAACCTAGATTTTTTAAACCAGAAAAACCAGAAAAAAATCCACCAGACTTTTGAGCTTTAGGACTACCGCTTGCTCTACTAGTTTGTTCTGCTGCTCCGGCTTTACCGCTTTCACGTTTATCCTCAAGACTAGATCTTTTTAAATCAGCAAAGAACTTACCAAACATATTTTCGAGGCCAGCAATGCCTTCGTTAATATCAACGTTAGTTTGATTATTTTGCCTTAATTGTTCAATAACATCACCAAGTGTTGAATATGCTCTAGCCATTTTAACCTCTTTGTGCTTCGTTCATTTTCATCTCTTCTTCTTTAATATGTTCTACTAACATATCTACGTATACGTCTCTTTCCCATGGTATCAATCCGTCTATCTCACCTAATGAATACTTATGATGCTGCATCAAATCAAAATTTGTTTTATAGTGATTATGCAGTGATGTATGAGATAGACTAATTATAAAAAACTTTGCAGGCCCTCCATCAATACACTATTATCAGTAGCGCATTTTTTACATTTAAAATTTGTAGTATGACTTAGCTTTGGAATAGTTTCAAGATAGTCTTTTACTTTTTGAAACTGAGCTTGTGTCATTGATTCTAAGAACTCTTGAAACTCAGCGCTATCAACCTCTCTCATATCTATTCTTTCATTTTCTGTCATAACAGAAACAACAGCTTCTTTTATTATAGAAAATATTTGTTCTGTTGGCGTACCTTTTGTAAGTGTATCGCTGTTAGCTAAAGCCAAATAAGAAGGATGTTGCATCTCAATCGATATCTTATCTGTTATTTCAATAACGTTTGGTGCATGCTTTACTTCCATCTTAATGTCATTTAAGTTAATAGTAACTTCATTTTCTTCTTGACACGAAGTACACTTAAATAATAACTTGGCTGTCTCACCTACAGATTTACTTCTTATTTGTAAAAACAAATATTCAATATCGTATGAAGTAAGTTTAGTAGAGTCAACATCTGTCATTATGCAGGACTTTACAGTATCTAATACTGAAGTTGCTATTTGTTTGGGATCTTGTGATTCAACAGCAATCAGCATTATTTTTTCTTCTTTAACCAAAAATGGTCTAACTTTAATTTCCTTCTTACTTGAAGGAATAGTTAAATCATACTTTGGTACATTATTAAGTTTAGGTAACAAACTCATTCATTCACTCCTTATAATACATCAATTCCACCAAGTGGTGTATCAATATCCATGTTAATAAATCCTTGCGTATTTGAAGCTCTTCTCCAGTTAGTATACGCAAACGTAACTGTTAATTGTACTAATCCATCTAATTCGTTGTTTAATTCAATAGCACTTGTAGCTACAGGAAAGGCTTCTAATAATTCAACGGAATAAACACTTCCACCACCTAATCCTAATCCAAATCTTACTGGACCTACTTGTCTACTAAATCCTTTTAATGGTTGCCTTAATTGGTGTATAGTTATACTTTTAGCATAACTACTTTTATAATTACTTGTAAAAGCGTTACCACCATCTTCTGGTATTGCACTGTTTCTCCAAGCATCAAAATATTCTTTTACACCATAATCATTCATCAAGTAAAATGTCATGCTTACATCATCAACAGCATAACCGTAAGCAACCTTTTGAAACTCCATTCCAATTCTACGTTCACTAGTTAATGTAACTTTAGCAGGTAAAGTTGTGTTTGAACAAAGTATGTTAAGTTCTCTACCTGATGCTCCGCCACCGCCTATATTTAATAAACCTAAAACACTTCCAAGTATTCCACCACTTCCACCAAAACTTGTTGGAAAGGTTACTAAAAAACGATTTGGTCTTGCAAAACCTAACTTGGTATTTGCCAATGCTTTTAATTCATCTACACTACTAGCCATTAGCTATCCTTCTTGATTCAGAATATACTCTATTTGCGCTTTGTTTTTGCCACCTTGCTATTGGCAAGAATGTTGCTATCTCCCATTCTGGTGATGCAACTTCAGCAAACCTTGATTTAACATGTTCTAGTAAGTAATGTTTTATACAAGGCTTGAAATATCTGTATCTTGCTGCGCCTTTGAGTAAATTGTATGTTAATCTAAATCGCGTACTCTCATCATACTTATCATTGTTTGTTGTTTCTAATAAACTATCTAAAAACTTTGCTCTTAGTACTGGTGGTAAATAATGTAGGTTTAATCCTCTAAAACCACCTTTTGCTGGTTCAACTGGTATTACTAATGGAAACGTATCATAATAAGGTAACTTATCTTTTAACTTTGGATCATAAGTAAACATTATCATTGAACCATATCTTTGAGTATTTGTTTCTTTTACTTCTGGATTTCTTATAAGTTGTGAACGATTAACTCTGGTTAACTGTTGAACTTTTTTACGAAACCATTCTCTTGATTCTCTTGTTCTAGGTGTGATACCTTTTCTAAAAGCTTCTAGTTCAAGTTTTTGAAATAAATTACTCATGTTTCTATTTATAACTTTTTCTTACGTTTTCTTTTACGAAATGGCTTTAATGGTGTGTACTTTTTAAGTTTACCTGGTACAGGTTTTGATAAAAGTTTCATTTCTTGTAATGTTTTTTCTGTCCATACTTGAAACTCCCAACCTCTATCTTTCGCATATTCATTTGCTGCTTCCCATTTATTCATATTCTTAATATAATTTAAACCTTCTGCAATATATTGTTTGGTTCTCTTTTGTCCTGTAGGTGGCATTGTTTCTTTTTCAGGTTTTATTTCAACTAAAAGTGTTTTATCTTCATAAATTATTTTTACGTCAACGTAATATCTGTGGTATTTTTTATCGACTTCATAGTAATATGGAATAATAACTTCTTCAGAACTCCAATATTTAACTGAAGGATTGTTATCACACCAACCAAATACAGAACGTTCCCAAAGAGACCTATAAATAACGTTATTAAAGTCACCTTTGTATTTTGTTTTGTTTTTAACTATGTAACGACCTGAATAAACCATATAAATAACCAATAATACTTTAATATATGTATAAGGAATTATAATGTCAATATTCGATAAAGCCGGTCCGCTTGGTGAAAAAATAAGAGGACAATCTAACGATGTATTTAAAAATTTAGAAAATGCAGCTCCGCAGTTAGAAGATTTGGCCGCAAGAGGGACTTCACTTTTAAAATCAATTTTTGGTCTTGGTGGAGGTTCCGGAGAAAGTTTAAATTATCCATTAGACGTTGAAGGTAATCCTGCTTATAACGCTACAGTTTCATTTCAGGTTGTTGAATTTAGGTCTGCAATTCCTGGTAAATCACAAAAGAGTCATTTAAAACAAGTAACTGATAATATAAAATCTGCGTTAAAGTCTCAAGATGCAACTAACAATGTAGGATCAGGTGTCGGAGGAGTTGATGATACTACATCTCCTTTATCGCCGTTTGGCCCTGGTACAATTTCAGGTGTTGGAGGAGTTGATGACACTGCTTCTGAACTTTCGCCATTTGGACCCGGAACGGCTTCAACTGTTGGAGGAGTAAATGATACAACTTCTGAGCTTTCTCCGTTTGGCCCTGGTGCCACCGCAAAAAAAGATAGTAAAGCAGAAGCAGCACAACTTAAAAAAATAAGTAATACAACTTCACCATTAGGTTTCTTTCCTAAACAAGGTACTCCAAATATTCGAATGTTTTTTCCTAATGGATTTAATTTTGCTGATGGTGTTGGTTATCAATCAAGTCCATTAGGTATAGCTGGAGCCGCAGCAGAAAGTGCAGCAAATGCCGCAGGTGGTGCTGCTGTAGGTGGTGGTGGATTAGGCGCGTTAGAAGCTTTTGGCCAAGGTTTACTTGACGATGCAAAGGCTGCTGTTAAAGTAATTGCAGAACAAGATCTTGATATCGGTCCTGCTGGTGTAGAAGCTGTAAGGTTTGCTGCTACAAGAGCTGCTGCAAGAAGTAGCACTGCTCAACCGATAGTAAGTAATATTACTAAAATGACTGTCAATCCAAACATAAGAACTTTATTCAACGGTGTTAATGTAAGAGAATTTACATTTCAATTTAAAATGATCGCAACATCTCCACAGGAAGGTCGAGTTATACAAGACATTATTAAACTCTTTAGAACAGAGTTATATCCAGAAGCTTTTAACGTTCCAATCGGTAAATCTAACGTGGAAGCAAAACTTGGATTTAACTTTCCAAATGCATTTAAGATAAGATTTAATTTTAAAGGTGTAGAAAATCAAAACCTACCAAAGTTAAAAGAGTGTTATCTTAGAACAATGAGTCACACTATAAATCCTACTGGCGGTGGTTTTAAAGTTGATGGTAAGCCAAACGAGATTGATATGACACTAAGTTTTGTAGAAAATCAAACTCTTGATAAAGATGATATTAAGGCAGGTTTCTAATGTTATATTTTAACGAATTTTCAGATGTCGCTTATAAATTTGGTGACGAAGTTGATCCTACAATTTTTCAAGATATATCTATATTCGCAGAAGTTGTAGATCAAGTAAAAAATGATATAACTTTTTTAAATTCATTTACGATACAAGAAGGGTTTAGACCTGATCAAGTTTCACAAATATTATATGACACTCCACTTCATTACTGGACTTTTTATCTGATAAATGATAATATAAGAGAACAAGGTTGGCCTTTAATAAGAAATGAATTTGAAGAATATATAAAGAAAGCATTTCCAAATACAACACTTACAACAAGAGATAGTGCGTTAGTAACAAAGTTTAAGGTTGGTCAAACTGTTACAGGTAACTCATCTGGTGTAACTGGTAAAATTATAAAAAGAAATATTGATTTAGGACAGTTAATAATTGAAGGAATAGTAAATTTTAGACAAGCAGGTGAAACTATAAGTTCAACAAATTCATCAGGTGATGTTGAATCAATGATTATTGTTTCAAGTACAAAAGAGTTTCAATCAGCAAGTCATTATGTAGATGGAAATAATCAAATAGTTGACATAGACTTTACTGTTGGACCTGGCGGTTTACTGACCGAAAAGACTCATGAAGACGTATATTTTGCTGTTAATGAAAGTTTACGAGATATTGCTGTGATAAGACCAGAACTAGTAAGCACACTATCAAGCGGTTTTAAACAAGCCATAAGAGGTTAATATGTCTTTTGGCACAGAAAGAACCACTGATTATCATCTTACCGAAGCTATAATAACTTCCGATCGAACAATAACAGGCATTGATATTTTTAAGAATGTTAATGCAATGAAAATATTTGAGCACATTGAGAAACCATATTTAACTATGGTTTTATCTTTTGCTGATGAAGAAAATGTAGTTCAAGACATGGATTTTCAAGGTGGAGAAAAAATATCTATAACGCTTGTTGATGCTGAAGAAATAGAGTCTGCCTTTGAAATAAAAAAACAATTTGTTATTGATAGAATAGTTGATGTTAAAAAATTAGAAGAAAGAAGAGAAAACGTTGTAGTTCATTGTACTGAATATCATATGTTTGAATCTGTTACACAGAATGTTAATAAGTCATACACGGGTTCGCCTACATCAATAATACAAAAAATTATTGATGAACATCTATCTAAAAAATGTTTGATTGATGGTGAAGATTCAGTAAAAGATATGAAAGTTGTAATACCAAATCTTAATCCTATTGAAGCAGTTAATTGGTTAAAAAAAAGAAGTACTACTAAAGACGGGTTTCCTTTTTATGTTTATTCACCATTAGGTGTAAGCAACATAGTAGTTAGAGATCTAGGTCGAATGTTAGAACAAACTGTACAAAATCTTGAAAATCCTTATGTATATGCACCAAGCGCAAATTTAGGAACATCAAATATAAAGTATTATACAATTGATGATTTTCAGTATGAATCTGCAGAAAGTTTGATTCCTATAATAAGTTCTGGTTTTGTAGGTTCAAAAAATGTTTTCTATGATACATTAAGTGGAATAAGTGAATCAATACACTTTAATGTAGATGATTTGTTTCAAGAGATGATGGCAAAAAATTTACTTGGTGGTGATAATAAAAGATACGCATATTCAAATGAATATAAAATTAAAGATAAAAGTTTAGGTCAATATGATTCGAGAGTTGTATCATCTATAAGTTCATCTGGTGCATATAATAATTTAGACACAGTTTTTAAAAGTTACAACGACGAAACTGTTAAAGGAAATGAAAATAAAAAAATAAAGCAAGCTGCTTTAAAAAGTTTCTTATCTAAATCTCCTTTAAGTATAACAGTTAAGTCTCGAGAGTTTTTAACAGGAGATAATAACTACACTCTTGGAAAGGCTATAAGAGTTGCTTTTCTTGATACTCAGGCGTCACTTGAAGATAGCAAGCCTGTTTTTGATTTAAAAAAATCTGGTGATTATTTAATTGTTGCAGCAAATCATTCATTTTTTTTAGAAAGAGCAACTACTCAACTATTACTCGGCAAGATAGCAAGCTTAGGTGAGGAGACTAAATTATAATGGACAACTACTATTATGGAGATACTATTAGATGGTTTATTGGAGTTGTAGTAAGTAATAATGACCCTTTAAAATTAGACAGGGTAAAAGTAAGAATTCATGGTGTTCACACAGAAGATACGCTTGCCATACCAGATGAAGACTTACCTTGGGCACAAGTTAACATACCAGTAACAGAAGATGGTAGTTCAGGTCTTGGCGGTAACTCAAGACTTAAAAATAGAGCTCAAGTTTTTGGTATATTTCTTGATGGTAAAGATTCGCAATTACCATTAGTGCTAGGTTCAATACCAAAAATTGAAACATTAAGAAACGATGTTAGTGAACCATCAGGAGAGTTTAATCTTAATCTAGATGGAAATACTAATATAGAAAAAGCATTTAATTTTTTTATATCACCAATTGGTGGTTCATTTACACCACAACAAGCATGTGGTATGATAGGAAATTTTTGTGTTGAATCTGGTGCTACCACAAACGGAGGTGACATAAATCCGTTAGCAAGGTCAGGCTTTCAAGATGAAAATTCATTTGGTATTGCACAATGGAATCCAGCAAAAGCTGCAGGTGAAAGATTTAAACAGCTCGTACAATATTCTTCTAGAATAGGTTTAAACTATAACACGATTGAAGCGCAATTAAGATTTGTAAAGTTTGAATTAGAGACTCAAGCCTTTCTTGGTCTAGGACAATTAAGAAATACTGAGACCGTTGAAGAAGCTACTATTGTATTTCAAGATAAATATGAAAGACCAAACAAAGCATTAGCTCATACAAAACAAAGAATAGCTTTTGCACAAGAAACATTTAATAAACTTGGTATAGGTTCAACTGAAGAGGATGCAATATGAGCAGTGGCTCAATACAAATTAAAAGAAAAGATAGAAATGATGGTGCTGGTAGTACATTTGATGGTATAAAATTTACTTTTTCACCAAATATAAAAGTTACTCAGCTTACTGGTCTTAGAGTAAAAAGAACTCGTGCTGCTGCTGACGACCCCGGTGCAATATCGCAAAATATATTTAACGATCCTTCAAAATTTATTTTCAATGGCACATCAATTACATTACAGATTGGAAGGCAAGAATTCATAGCAGTAGACTTTGTAAGAGAAGTTAGTGAAGAAGAATTTCAAGCTGCAGCAACACCTGAAATGATTCAATTTAGAAACGTTTTGTTAAGTGGAATAGGCAGCGATTTAAAAGGTGCTGCTGAAAGTGAAAAAATGAAAAACGTTATATCTAATATGAGTTCTATGAATAATTCAGGCGAAGTAAGAAACGGATTGCAAAGTTTACAAAGTGGAGCTAAACCTACTTTAGATTTTAGAAACAGACCAACAGTGGCTCAATTATTACCAGGTGCAGGTGACGGCTCTGCTGATAAAGTAGATTCACTTAAAAATGAATTGTCAAGTTTGTTTCAAAAGACAAATATGAAATCAAGTGGAAATTTAAATAAATCAGTTTTTGCTATGGCAAGTACAGCCTCTTTTGCTAATATACTTGAAAAACATACTACAATGTCAAAAACAAAAATTAAAAAAGAAACAGAAAAAGTTTTACCTTCAACTATATCAAATAAAGTTTTAACTACTGCAAGAGAAGCAATAGATGATAAGTCTGTAGGTAAGACTCCATCAAGTAATGTTGTGCAAAGCGTTAGAAAAGAAGTAGCAATAAAGGCAAAAGAAATTAATTTTGCAGGTTTTACTACAGATGCGGCAGGTTTAATTCCTGGTGCAAGTAGGTCAGGCGCAAATGCTTTAGCTCATAATTTTGCAAAATTAAAAGGTATATTTAGCGGAGTAATTGATAGTGTAACTTCAAAGGTTCCAGGTGTTGCAAAGGGAGTTAAAATTCCTGATGGAAAAAATATACCTAACCTTGTAGAAGGTGTTGATGAATTTACAGGCAAAGTTTCTCTTGATACTAACGTAAGAAGATTTATACCAAAAGGTAGTCTTACATCAAAAATTGTAAAACCAGTTTCTTCTGAAAAAGTAACAGGTTCACCAACAACTTTTAATGGATCAAATAGTGAAAGACATGAATTTAAATTTGTTGATACAGATGACGAATTATTTGATGAATTATCTTCAAGTTCTAGGCTTAATTCAATAAAATTTGATGCAATAAGTGTTCTAACTGTTGGATATCTTGGCGATGATAGGTATGGTCCACCTGATAAAATGAATGCAAAAAAATTACATGAATTAAAATTAGTTGAAGACAAACAAGAATTAATAAGAAGAAACATTGAATCCGGTAAAACACCTGAAGAGGCAAGAAGGTTAGCTGATACAACATTTAAATTTCAGTCTGCAAGGTTTGGCATTCAATCACATTACTTATGCTTAACTGACGGTAGAATTGAAAGAGGAAGACCGATTAATGAAGTTAGGCATCCAGAAAGAGATCAATATGCAGACATTGGTTTAGAATTTATGTTTGTAGCAGGACCAAAGAATCCAGTAAATCCAGCTCAACATGAATCATTTGAAAAATTTATGAGAAAAATTATAAAGGTAGTAGCAGGGTTGAATGTTTATGGTGATTATGAAATACTTGAGCAGTCAACTGGTCCGGGGTTTGATATGGGTGCCTTAAGAGAAAAACTTGATATTGATTATAGAATTATTGAGAATCCTGCAGATTTAGAAAACAAAGATTTAGATAGAAAAGTTTTATCTATAATTCAGCCACCAAAAAATTTAATACCAAAGAAAGTAGTTACAGAACAAGAAACAAAAGTTAATAACACAAATCCATCTAAGATAACAAAAAATTTCGAAACAGTCGATCCTAAAACTGGAGAAGAAATAAAACAAGAAGTTGATGCTGGCATAGCTCAATTTGAAAAAGTTATGGGCGACATCAAAACAGGTAAAATTG